ACGCTCTGCGAGTTGCGGAACCTTAGCGGTAAAGTACTTCCACCAGCGGTCAACGCATTCGTCCCAGGATTCACGCCGATTATAATCCGGCATCCAGCGAGAGTAGCGAGAGATGAAAATAAACGATTGAAATGGTGATAAAATTTCTGCCATATTTGAGACTCCTTTGGTGGGTGTCTTTATTTAGTTGTTAGAGTTTGCCACGAAACCGGGAAAAGTGGAGCAATAAGTTGTCCGATTGCTTCAGCAAATTTTTGAATTTCCCATTGTGCGTGACTGTCGATTCTCAGGTTATAAACGCGGGCAAATGCGTAGAGAGAACCAGTCCACACAAATTCCGTATAAGTTCCTTGTGGCAATATTGAACGGGCTTGCTCTGGTGCAACCCCGTCTACCAAAAGTTTGTTGTAAAGATCAAGGCACTCGTTGACGACACCTTGGTATTCCTGTCGCAACTTAATGCAGAGATCCATATCTTCAATTGCACCGCTGCTTCCTTGCTTTGCACCATCAGTAGGTGCACCACGCCACATTGGAACATAGACTTCCGGTTCAAACGTGACATATCTGCGGCTCACCTCGTTCATAACGAGGCCAACCTGATGCTTGCCCAACTGTGCACGAACAAATATCGGACACTTGATACGCAAGCTTATCTGCGGATGGCAGAACGGAGTAAAGTGGTTGTGCTTTGCAAGATACTTGATAAGCTTTGTATCTTTTTCTAGCAACTTTTGTTCTTGGTATCCGGTCCAGTTTTTTTCTGAATCCCAATAACTTTCCTTGTTGAAGGAAACTCTTGCGGCATTGACAACGCTGAGATCAGATCCCATATAGTCAACCAGATCAACATGTCCGTGATCCAAAACAAAATACTTAGTCTGCGCCATTTTTATGTTCTGAATCTCTGTCATTTTCATCCTCATCATCATCAACAAGCTCAACTTTAACGCCTGGGATCTTTGTAAAATCAGCAGCGTATTCTCTCGCTCTTGACCATAAACCAGGATCCATTTCTTTTACATATTCACCAAAGCGTTGCACAAAAGTTAAGTACGCTTCACTAGCTTTTAAAATGTCTTCTTCAGACATGTCTTCGTCTTTCATATTAAACCTTCTTCCAATAAGTATATTTCATTTTTGCCTTTAGTCCAGTATAAACATTGTTTATTATTAACTTCATAACTGTGCTTTGGCCGTAAGATAGAACCATATCATTTATATCTTTTTCTATAATTTCAGACGGCCAAATTACTACATTTCTTCCTTCTTGGATATATTTTCCTACCAAATTTACAATTTCTGCATTTCTGGGTTCATTGTCGAAAACAAATACAACTTTAGATTTTTGCAGTTTGGCGGGGAGTTCTTCTAACCACCCAGCACCTTGCATCGCAACTGCATTCGGAATGAACATAGAGTCAATCGGACCCTCTGTTACAAAAATAGTTTCTCTTTCGTTTATTTTATCTATGTTGTACCAGAGTCTTTCTTCTTCTTCTTTTTTGAGAGTAATGTAGCGAATTCCTTTAGCTTCTTTCCCACCTTTTTTATCGAAGCCGATTTCTTCAAGGATCCTGCCCTGTACCCCAATAAGTTCACCCACATCATTGTAGAACGGTATGACGAGTCTTGCTTCCTTAGATCCCTCTCTCCCGAAAGATTGCATGACCCTACTAAAATCACTGCAGTAATAAAAGTTACTATATTTTTCTTTCGGAATTTCTCTAGATTTAACATATTTTACCGCTTTGTGGTCTTCATTGAGTAAATCAAGCCTGGTTCCAAGGTCAGTGAAACACTGAGGCTTTGGTTCTTTTTTTTCTTCAACGACCATTTGTTCTGGATTTTTTTCTTTAAAAACTTCAAATGCATATTCTTTGCATAACGTTGGGCTAACAGATTCAAGAACAGAATATATGTTGCAAGAAAAACCGCAATTGTGACATTTGTAAACATAATGATTTTTGTGTTGAAAAAAGTATCCCCTTGTTTTGTTTTTATTCTTTTGGGAATCACCACATTTAAAACAACGACATGTGGCGAGTGAATCTTTTTTCCACTTGAACTTTGCAAGGGAACCGGAAAGAAGATTCACATACTTCTTGTCAATATATAGACTCACTGCGCTTCCTCAAATGTCCAGTTGACAACCTTATTTTTCTTCTTTCCAAATTTTGGGTTAAAGGTTTGAGCATCTGAACCGGAGCCAAATCCATCTTCTTCCGTATTATTTGAGTTAACTAAATTATTATTTGAGTTATCAACGTCAAAAAATTTCATCTTTGATTTATTGACACCGACCAAGAATTTTCTATTCTTAGTAAGATCGTTTCCACGATTCTTTAGTTGTTTCACCATCAGGTTTCCAGACTGTGCCAACTCTTCGTTTTCAATCAAAGCAACAAAGAAGTCAGCAGTTTGGGGAAGACCGAAACTTTCTGATGTGTCGGTCATCTCCATGTCACTGCTCTTTGCTCCTTCTCTGTTGACTTGAGTAGCAGTCCACAGTGGAACGTTGAATTGTTTCGCAAGACCTCTCAACTCTTCTGCAATTCCTTTTACGTAGGTATAGCTATTCATGCCATTGCCCATCTTAAATCTTGCACAAGAGCAAATATTTAAATAATCAACAAAGATAACATCAGGAATAAACTTTTTCTTTATCTTAAGTTCTTCCATCAAGTTTCTGAAATGTGTTACGTTTGCTGCTGCCGTAGGATACTCTTTAATAATTAACTTTCCACGGCAAGTCTTTTTTAGATTATCAATCTTATTTTCATACTGCGTCAAAGGCATCTGCTCAAGAATGTGCATATCTGTATCAAGAAGATTTGCGTCAATTCTTTTTGCAATTTCTTCTTCTGCCATTTCAAGAGTTATATAAAGAACATTTAAATTTTGTGAAACACATGCTGCTGCATGGTGGCAAAGAAAAGCACTTTTTCCTACACCAGACGCAGCCATGACTACATTCAATGTCTTCTTTCTAGTTCCACCTCTTGTGATCTTGTTGAACATCTCAAGATCAAATGGGACCTTTTCTTCAACTCTATGATAATATTCGTATCGCTCATCCACATCTTCAAGAAAGTCGTGGCCTACTCTGGTATCAAAAGATACGGACAAAGCCTTTGACATGATCTCCGGAATAGCATTCTGAGTCTGTTCCTTATCCTTACCTTCAATGATACCGATGGAAGCCATGATACCATTATAGATGGCTTTTTCCTTGCAGAACTTTTCTGTGTTCTCTACAAGCCAAATAGTATCTGACTTCTCCCCCTCTTTGTACATTTCTTCGGAAATAGAAACGCACTTCTTGAACTCAACCTCACCGAGACCTTTCTCGTTTTCCAGAGAAATGAGGATGGCATCTTTAGTGGGAATGTTGTTATACTTTAAAATAAACTTGCTGACGATGTTGAACACCGCCTTTTCAGACTTATCGTGGAAGTACTCTTCCTGAAGGAACGGAACGACCTTTCTTGCGTACTCCTCATTGAGTACCAAGTTCTTTAGAATTACTGTTTCCATATTTTTATTATGCCACGTGTATTATTAAAGTCCATCAATCCTGATGAACATCGTCTTCAAGATCAACGGCATCTCTGGTTATATTTTCTTTTGGAGTATTTTCAACAATGTTTACAAAAATTTCTCCAACTGTTTCAGTAAAAGATTTTGTCTTTTTGTCAAAATCTTCAGGAGCTTTTACAATGATAATATCCATAGTCACATTGATATCGCCCGATGGCAATTCGTTTAAAGAAATTTTTCCATATCTATAAATTATTCCAGCATATTCGCCGGAAGTAATTTCTATAGGACATGTGTCTAGATCATCTATTTCATTTTCTAAAAACTTATACTCAGGTACCTTGACCATATTTAAAGTCCTTTTGAATCTCTTCGTCTAGTTTAGTTAGAATGTCCTTGGTAAAATATTTTTCAGGATCTTCATCAATATTTTTTTCAAACGCCTTGGTCCCATCAGGAAGTTCAATGCGGGTAGATACCTTCTTGAAGATGTTATACTTTAACGCAAGGTCGGTCAAACCGTAATACCTGCTGAGTCCTGAGGTATAATTTAGACGAGTCTCAACATTCATGTTCTCCTTGACGAATCTATTCTTGTAGTTTGTGCACTTGATGAAGTTTCCGACAACGCCTTCCTCTGTCTTATCCTTACTCTTAGATAGAGTGAGGATGTTGCTGGCTGCATACTTCAGTCCGATACCACCACCAAGTTCCTTTGTGGGAACATATGCACCAATGACCTGATATGTGTGATTGGTGAGAAGCATGGGAATCTTTGCCTTGCCAAGCTTTAGGGTGAGAACACGGAAGGTTGCCTTAGTCTGCTGCGCCTTGGTCATGTCGCGGACATTCTTGCCCTCGGCAGAATCATTCATTTCCTTCTCGGTTGACAACATTCCCAGAGAATCCAAAACCATGAACACTGGCTTTCGATCTTCCTCGGGCTGCTCTAGAATGTCATTGACAATCTTGAGAGCCTGTGTCTTGAACTCCTCAATAGTTGCAACAGGAATCACCGCAACTCGCTCAGGATCAACGCCACGGGCAGTGAACATATCCGATGTCACTGCCTGCTCGGTGTCGAAGTAAACGACTACGCCGTCTTTGTGATCCTTGAGGAATTGGCCTGCGATACCAATTGCATAAAAGGTCTTGCCAGTTGCAGGATCTCCTGCCAAGCAGGAGATCTTGTTGTTGGGCAGACCACCAAAGATTGAACCAGACAGCAATGCATTCAACGCATACGAGCCGGTGTCAATAAACCCGGTAACGTCAGCACCATCGATGCCGTCAGATACTAGGGTTGCGTCAGGATTGTTTATTTTGCTTATCAGTGTTTTTAGATACTTCGACATTTTTTTCTTTCTTTTCCAAGAGCCGATAGGCTTCGTCTGTTTGATATTCTGCCATCGAAAGATGGTCTTGCAAGGAATGCACGATATGCATGATTCTGTCGCTGACAGCCATCAGCTTGTCAAAGACAGCCATTGTCGGTCCCGTAAACCAATCTTTGTTTGTTTTTTGTAGAGTGCCATAATACTCAGAGAGCGTCTGGTGCTCCATGAGCAGCATGTGTACGGGCATGCTTGCGATACGATCCTTTAATTCTTGCAGTGATTCCTGTGGAATCTGGCCGTATTGATTGTAACGGATCAGTTTGCTGTTCTTTCTAATTCTTTTCTTTGGCATAGGATTACTCGTCAAACCAACGGGGATCAATGAGAGAAACGAGGAGCATGCAGCAACCAAGTTCCCATCCACCAAGAGTGAATGAAACTAGGGTAACGGCACCCATCAGCAAACGCTGAAGATGCTCAAAATACTCGGAGATCTTAAAATTACGCTTGAGAGAATCCTTTATATAATTGATAACCTTTTTAATCATTTTGTTTTCACCTTTCTTACAGTAATTATAGCACCTGCGTAGTTGTCTGCAACTACTGATTCATCAATTTCTATGTTTTCAATGATTACATTATTTCCAGTGTCAAGAAATTTATCGCCAACCATAAGGCATGGGCCACCTTCAAAATCAAATAGCCCGTCGCCATGGCGAGTATAGAGAGACCTACCTTCGATTCTGTAACGTCCGTCTTCAAGAAGCGTGATAATTCGTTCATCACCATATCTAGATTTAAGTTTTTTTACCATATCTTAACACTCCTGATTAACAGCCTTTAGCATTTCGATCTCTTCTTTGAGATCTTTTATTTCTTCTTCCAATTCCCTGATACGATCATCCTTATCACTAGAATAAGCATCAGCGCGATTATGTGCTGGCTGATAGACTTTATTAAAGTTTTTTGCAGTGGTATATTTGGGATGTTTTGTCATCAAAGTATTCATTTTTTTACTCCAACATTTAAAATCACTTGTAATTGTGATAAGATTTAACAAAAATTTTTCAGGGTCTTTTTTAACTTTATCGTAATCAAGAATGTTTATATTAAAATCTTCCAAAAACTCTTTTGAAAATTCTGCGCTCATAACTATGGGCGGAACTATTCCCAATTTATTTTCGGGAACTGCTTTAACAGTAATTTTTACCGACCATGCATAATCGTAATATTCAACACATACCTCAAGAAAATCAACTCCATCATAAACCATTTTGGAAATATTGCTATTTCCAAGTCTTACCCAATCTATTGAGTATCCGTGACTTGTAGTTTTAAAAATCATATTTTAATATACATTAAATAAAGAAGGATTCAAGTGTAACTTGTTTTTTTATTGACCAGTTTATTGCTTGTAAAATATTATCCAAAGGTTCTCCAAAAGTTTTTTCAAACTGTTTTTTCCTGTCTATGTATTTTTCAAGATTAAACTGTTCTGGGACTTTTCCTATAAAACCTATTACAGCATCTCTTCCGCGCATCCCATATGGATTTGGAATTTTTACAAAAACAAATTTCATCTTATCATTTTCTTTGATTGGTGCGATATCTTTTTCCAATCCAAGTTTTTTAACGTAAGCATTGTGCAACAATGCTGCCTTTGTAGCAATAGGAGTTCCTGTTTTGTAAATTGATGTGTGATCGTAATATTTACCAACTCCTTTGACTCCCCGAGGAGAAGCAATATCTTCTATTGATAGCTTCATGAATTCATCATAAAATTCATCAACGTATTTGCGCAATTCATCCGGATTTTTTGTCAATATAATTTTGATACAATCTTTCAATTTATTTCTCACCACTCCGGGTGTACTGCTTCTTGCCGTTTCCAGACCCATGATCTTTAGCTTTGGTTCAGCAAACCTAACACCTTCAAGATCTTGCATGAGCAACGCATACCGCTTCTTGGCAACGAACATTCCAGCAGAGGCAATCGCCTCACGCTTGAAGAAGATCTTGTTCTCGGGACAACCTAGAGTGGATGCCAATAGTTCCATTTCCTTCTTGAACTGCGGTTGAATCTTGTGCTCACAGACTTCATGAATGAACTGCGTAACGTCTGGGATAATGTCTTTACAGAAACCTTCTCAACGACAGCATTAAGGTTCAGGTATACCGAGTCGGTATCCACAGCCAGTACATAGTCCTTATCATCCTTCGTAAGGTGCTGAATATAGTCGTTCATAGCCATCTCTGCCTTGCGAATGATTACCTGACCAGTTACGGTCACGGCAGTAGCAAGTTCCGGAGATGAATAGACGAAAGCAGGATTTCCAAGGCAACCGTAAAGGCTGTTTGCGAGAATTTTTTTGACCGACTGGCGAATCTTTAGTGCCGCAATACGCGGAAGAAGATCCGTGTTCTTTGTCTTCTCGTATTCCTTCTCCAACTCAATCATCTTGTTCTTTGCTTCCTTACGCTGATTAAAAGTCTTTTCGATCAAAATAGGAATAAATCCCTTGATTTTGCGTGTAAACATAGAACCATTGCAGGCAAGGCAAGAAGATATACTTTCTGCATGCTCTATCAAATCTGGAATATCTTTTCTTTTGCTACGAAGAAAGTCATCTGCATTTAAAGACGAATCCTTGTGAACACAAGTCTCCGGGGAGATGTTCCACTGCATGATGATGCTGGGATATAGACTGGTAGCATCAAAGCTGACAACGTTCTTATATAGACCGGGAGTCACTTCTTTTACATAAGCACCAACAAATTGATCATCCTTTGCATAACTTCGCTTCAGAGGAGGAACAATTTTTTTCTGTGCAAGATAATCACAGCAGATGGTTTCCCAGATTCGGGTGGCAAAGAAAACTGTGTCATAGGTAATCTTTGCTTCGTATGCAATGGAGACCGCCAAATCAATCAGTTTGAGCTTATCGTCAAGTCGCTCAACCAGGATAGCGTCTTGGACGTTATATTCCGCAAACTTTTGAAAGTTTTGGCGATAAAACTCACGCATCGACCCATATTCGCTGTAATCCAGTTTTTGTGCATCAAGTTCTACCTTTGCAATGTTTTGCAGGGCGTAACTTTCCTGACTAGTTCCAGAAAATTTTTTGTACAAATCCATATAGTCCAAGATTGTATAACCTGGAAATTCATACAATTTAAATTTTCTTCCGCCTATGTCAGTTTCACGAACTTTCATCAACCCAAATGGCAACCAACTTTGTATATCCGATTCTTCAAAATATAGCAAAGCCCTACCAATTATATATGGTATATCGAATAGTTTTACATTCCAGCCAGTTATAATATCAATATCTTCTTTTGATAAAATTTCAAATGTTTTTTTAAGAAGTTCCTTTTCATTTGAAACCATATGAACTTTACAATTTGGAAGATTTACAGGAGTAAAAGTTATAACGTGCGTAACACCTCCGATACGCATGCTCATAAGATTTACTCTTTCATTGGGAGATTCAAGATCTGGAAATCCATTTTCAGATTCACATTCCAAGTCCAAATATGCAATTTTTATTTGGGAAAGATCGTATTCCACCTCAGACGGATAAGTCTCCATGAGGTATTGAGTAATGAAATCAGTGTTGCCATAAATAGGACAATCCTCTAGCTCTCTGTACTGATCGATAAACTCCCTGCAGTCATAAAGGCTATCGAAGACCATGCGCCTGACCTTGACTCCGTTGAGAGTCAGGTGCTTGGAATCTTTGTCGGAACGAATGTACATAGATGGCTTAAACGCAGTCGAATCTGTAAAGCGTTTTCCATTGCGATAGCCACGAACCAGTACTTTGTTGCCCTTTAAGGCGCAGGCAGTGTAAAATTTCATTAAACTTTCCGGTTTTCTTTGTCAGCCAGCAAACCCTGCAATAGTATCATATAATTAATCACATCCAAGATACTGTCTTCTACGGTTTCGTTGCTGACCTTCAATTCACCCTTCTTCAGGAAGGTGGAAATGCGGGACACCTTGTCCACAACCCGAAGCATAAGCCCTTCTTCGGCTGTAGCAAAACCCAGGATCTCTCCACGCTTAAAATTTGCAAAAGGATCGGTTCCCGATGCATAATCGGCGGATTTGTGACGCATTATAACTAATGCCCGGGTGCAAATTTCTTGATGTAAAGCAAATAATTCGTCTCTAGTCATGCAGACATTATAGACCCTAATAGGGGGGTGTCAAGAATCTAAATATTAAGACACAATGGAGTTTGCAAAGATGTACTTATCCATGATAGACCCACTTAAAGTAATAGAAGGAATTTCTCTTGCAGTCATGGGAATTTTGGGTATTGGGTGGGGTATTACAAAATTTTGGAAATCTAAAGAAAAATCAGAT